CCGCTGCTGGTCGTGACATCGGAGATCTTCCAGAAGTGTTCGATCCTGACCGGAAGGAAGCCTGCCGGGAGGATTTCCAGAAGTTCTGTGAATCCTATTTCAAAGAGGTGTTCCACCTGGGCTGGTCCCCGGATCACCTGAAAGCGATTCAGAAAATTGAGCAATCGGTTCTTCGTGGCGGACTGTTTGCGCTGGCCATGCCTCGCGGTTCCGGTAAATCATCTCTTGCTGAAGTCGCTGCACTCTGGGCGCTCCTCTATGGTCACAAGGAATTTGTGATGCTGGTGGGCGCAACAGAAACGGCAGCGCTGGAAATGCTGGATTCGATCAAGACTGAATTGGAGGTCAATGAAACACTGGCTGAGGATTTCCCGGAGGTGGTGTTCCCGATCCATTCTCTGGAGGGGATTGCAAACCGGTGCAACGGTCAGCTCTACAAGGGCGAGCGCACCCGGATCACCTGGACCAGCAATGAGATTGTTCTTCCGACGATCGCTGGCAGCATGGCAAGCGGGACGGTCGTCCGTGTGGCGGGCATCACCGGTCGTGTACGCGGTATGAAGTATAAAAAGCCTGATGGACGCACGATCCGACCGAGCCTTGTGATTGTGGACGATCCGCAGACCAGCGAATCTGCCGGTTCTTTGGAGCAGACCCGAAAGCGTGTCCGGGTGCTGGCAGGCGATATTCTCGGTCTGGCCGGTCCGGGGCAGAAGATCGCAGGCATTATGCCTTGTACCATCATTCGTCCCGGCGACATGGCCGAGCAGATCCTTTCGCGGGAAAAACACCCGGAATGGAACGGCGAGCGTACCAAACTGCTCTACCAGTTCCCGAAAAACATGAAGTTGTGGGATGAATATGCAGACATTCGAGCTGACAGCCTCCGGGAAAACGGGACCATTGAACAGGCGACAGCGTTTTATGCTGCCCACCGGGAGGAGATGGATGAAGGCGCTGAAATCGCCTGGGAAGCCCGGTATAATCCGGACGAGTTGTCAGCGATCCAACATGCGATGAATCTCCGTTTTCTGGATGAGGTGGCGTTCTGGGCCGAATATCAAAATGAGCCGCTCCCGGAAGATCTGGGCAGCGAAGAACAGCTTTCTGTTGACATGGTGATCCATAAGCTCAACGGAATGAAAGTTCGATCTGTACCGGTCGCCTGTAACCACATCACCATGTTTGTGGATATTCAGAAAACCTTGCTGTTTTATGTGGTCTGCGCCTGGGAGGATGACTTCACCGGATACGTCATCGACTACGGAGCATACCCGGATCAACAGCGGCGTTATTTCTCGCTGGCGGAAGCAAACCCGACTCTGCAAAGTGTCGCGCCCAGAACGGGCATAGAGGGCTCAATTTTTGCCGGTCTGGATAAATTGACCGAGGATTACCTGGGCCGGGAGTTCACCCGCGACGACGGAGCGATGATGCGCATTGAACGGTGTTTGATCGACGCAAACTGGGGAGCCAGCACCGATCTGGTCTATCAGTTCTGCCGACAGAGCAAATACTCCAACATCCTGCTGCCGAGTCATGGCCGCTATATCGGTGCAGCCTCAAAACCGATGAGCGAGTACAAAAAGACCGCTGGCGATCGCGTCGGACATAACTGGCGAATCCCCAACGTGGCTGGTCGCAGGGCGATCCGGCACGTGATCTTCGACACGAACTACTGGAAAACCTTTATTCACGCCAGGATGCAGGTGGCAATGGGGGACCGGGGCTGCCTGTCACTCTGGGGCCGGGAACCGGAAAGACATCTTCTGTTCGCTGAACACCTGACAGCGGAGTATCGCGTAAAGACGGAAGGCCGAGGCCGAACCGTCGATGAATGGAAAATGCGTCCGGAAGCGCATGATAACCACTGGCTCGACGGGCTGGTGGGATGCGCGGTAGCAGCTTCCATGTGCGGATCGGTCCTGCCGGGAACCGACTCTACCTCTACAAAAACAGCGAAACCGAGGCTGAAATTGTCCGAACTTCGAGCTCAACGAAAAAAAGTTTGAAAAAAGTTCAAAAAAATCAGACCACTTGCCGATTTTTGTCGAAGATACTTGTTTGGAAGCAAAGAGCACCTAACACCGAAAGGAAAACAAAATGGCAGACGATACTTTGAAAGATAAAGCGAATCAGCCGAAGTCCGTGGAGATCGACGGACAGAAAGTGGAGCAGCACTCCCTGAAAGACCAGATTGAAATGGACCGCTATCTGGCCTCGAAAAAAGCAACTCGATCCGGGCGCGGATTCCGGATCACCAAAATGAAGTCTGGAGGCGCGTCATGTTAAAAGCGATCCAGAACCTCTTTAAGCCGAAGGTCCGGTCCCCCGTCAAACGTATTCGAGGTAGGTTTGACGCAGCGCAGACGAACAATGACAACGCACGTCATTGGGCCGCAGCTGATTACCGGAGCGCAGATGCCGACGCCAACGAAGATGCGCGTAAAATCCTGCGAGTACGGGCAAGGTATGAGATCAATAACAACTCATACGCTCGCGGGATCGTCGAAACGCTGGCCAATGACTGCGTGGGGACCGGACCTCGGCTCCAGATGCTGAGTTCCGATGAGAAGCTGAACCGACAGATCGAACGTGATTTTGCGATCTGGTGCGACCAGGTCCACTTGGCTGAAAAGCTCCGAACAGTTCGAATTGCTCAATGTCAGGATGGCGAGAGTTTTATTCTCATGGCCCAGAATCCCCATTTGCCTAATGATGACGTCAAACTCGACTTGCAGTTGATCGAAGCTGACCGGGTTACGGATGAATTTTTTAATAGCGATCCGCACCGAGTTGACGGCATCACCTTCGACGATTACGGGAATTTGCAAAGTTACCGGGTACTGAAATATCACCCCGGCAGCGAATGGGCAAATTCCGTCGAAGCGACCGAGATCTCCGCAGAGAACATGATCCATGTGTTCAGGGCAGATCGACCAGGCCAACATCGAGGAATCCCGGAAATCACACCGGCACTTCCGCTGTTCGCACAGCTCCGCAGGTTCACGTTGGCGGTTCTGAGCGCAGCGGAAGCAGCAGCCGATTTTTCTGGCATCCTTTATACGGACGCACCGGCAAACGGAGAAGCGGATTCCGTCGATGCAATGGACACGATCCAGCTGGAACGGAACATGCTTCTCACGATGCCCGGCGGCTGGAAGATGTCCCAGCTCGATCCGAAGCAGCCTTCAACGACCTACGCGGAGTTCAAAAGGGAGATCCTGAACGAGATTGCGCGGTGTCTGAACATGCCGTTCAACGTCGCCGCTGGCAACTCCTCCGGATATAACTACGCGTCAGGCCGACTGGACTGGCAGACCTACTTCAAAAGCATCCGGGTTTACCAGTCCTATTTGGAGACCGCGATTCTGAATCGGGTGTTCGACCGGTGGCTCCGGGAATACAGCCTTTCCAAACTGGTCGAAATCGACCACTTTGAAGTCGTGCATACCTGGTTCTGGGACGGCATCGAACATGTCGATCCGGCGAAGGAGGCCTCTGCTCAGCAGACCCGTCTGGGGAATCTGACCACCACATTGGCAGCGGAATATGCCAAACAGGGGAAGGATTGGGAGGTTGAAATCCGACAGATCGCAAAGGAACGGAAACTTTTAACTGAGCTGGGAATAACAGTCGCAGAAGCGGCCCCGGCCAATAATAATGAGGAAAAAGAAGAAGATGAACGAACAGAATGAATTTCTGGAGATCACAGCGAGCGCCGAAGGGCAGCGTCCGACTGTCAGCGGAATGGCATATTCCGGTGGCAAAATGCGTCTGGCCGGTTGGAAGTACCCTGTGGTTGTCGATCTGGCAGGCATGGTGATCCCCGATCAGGTCCCTTTGCTGGCCGATCATCGAAACAGCACCATGAGCCGCGTCGGAATGATTACTGCACAAGTTGTTGATAATCAGCTGACGATCTCCGGTGAAATCGTAGCCGAGGGCGATGTCGCCTCCGGGATCGTAGCTCAAGGCAAAGCAGGTGTCGCCTGGCAGCTGTCGATTGGGGCAGATGTTCAGGAAGCCGAGCTGGTCAAGGGCAAAAGAACTGTGAACGGGACGGACCTGGAGGGGCCATTCTATCACGTAACAAAATCAACCCTCCGGGAAGTTTCAGTCGTTGCTGTGGGCGCGGACAGCACGACTAAAATGACAGTTCGCGCAGAATTCAATCTCAAAGGAGAAATCGAGACTATGAATGAAAACGAGAAGAAAATCGAAACCGAAGTTCAGGAAAATGCATCTGTTCAGGCTGCGGCTCCCACTCCCAACACCGTCAACGCTGAAGCGGACGTGGCTTTGCAGGCCGCAAAGAGCGAACGTGAGCGCGTCGTAAAGATCAAAGCGATCTGTAACGGCGAATTCGACAAAATCGAAGCTCAGGCGATCGAAGAAGGCTGGACTCCGGAAACCACCACAGAGAAAGTTCTCTCTGCGTTCCGAGCAAAACAGCCGGTAACCGAAGTGAACATTTCTGTCAAAAAGAATGACGGTCCCAACCTCAAAACTCTGGAAGCCGCCATGTGCCTCCGCGCAGGAATCGACGAAGATTCTCTGGTCAAAGATTACGGCGAAAAAGCTGTCGAAATGGCCTGGGATGACCGCGACATGAGCATCCGCGCTCTTATGGGCGAATGTCTCCGTCTGGAAGGTATGGATGTTCCCCGCCGCTTTGACAATCAGGCGATCCAGGCTGCGTTCAGCACCGTTTCCTTGCCTGGTATCTTGAGCAACGTCGCCAACAAGAAATTGCTCCAAGCGTATGAGGCCCAGCCGATTATCGCCACCAAACTTTGTACTACCGGCGACCTGAACGACTTTAAGGAGGCAGATCGTTTCCGCTTGACCGACATGGGTGACCTTCTCCCTGTGGCCGCAGACGGTGAGATCAAGGAAGGCGGACTCATCGAAGAATCCGCAAAGAACCAGATCGACACCTTCGCCAAGAAGTTCTGCTTGACCAGAAAAATGATTATCAATGACGATCTGGGGGCCTTCCTCAAGGTCCCGGTTGCAATGGGTAACAGGGCGGCCCGCTTGGTGGACCAGCTCTTTTTCAGTCGTCTCTTGGCAAACCCCACTCAGGGCGATGGTAAGGCATTGTTCTCCGCAGCTCACAAAAACCTGCTCACCGGCGCGACCTCTGCACTTTCCGCAGACAGCCTCAAAAAAGCAATCGAGCTTTACTTGGACCAGGTCGATGCGGATGGTCAGCCGATCGCGGTGGAACCCCGTTATCTGGTGGTCCCGACTGCGCTCAAGCATCTCGCTATCGAGCTCACTCGCGGTGCGACCCTTGTGATGTCTGGTGGTACTGACAATGTCGTCAGACCTGCATTGAACGTCATTGCGGATGAAAACCTCCAGGTGGTCAGTTCTCCGTACCTTGCCAACAGCGCTTATACCGGTGCAAGCTCTACCGGCTGGTATCTTTTCGGTCAGCCCGGTACTGTTGATACCTTTGAGATCGGTTACTTGAAGGGCCGCAGAACTCCGACTGTTGAGCGTGGCGATCTCGATTTCAATGTCCTCGGTATGTGGTTCCGCGTTTTCTTTGACGTCGGTGTCCGCGAACAGGACCATCGTGGGATCGTCAAAGCTAACGGCGCTGCCTAAGAATCCCTGCCGGGTGCTGAAAAATGCGCCCGGCAAATTATAACACAACACACTGAAATTCAAGGAGATTATTTATGACTCGTTACGTACAAAAAGGTGAAGCTGTCGATTATCGTCCCACTGAGAATGTTGCTGCTGGCGATGTGATCGTTCAGGGAAGTTTGGTCGGTGTCGCCCGCTTGGATATTGAAGCCGGAACCCTCGGTTCTTTGGCTGTGGTCGGAGTTTTTGATGCCCCGAAGGGAACCGGCGCAATCGCTGTCGGAACTCCGCTTTATTGGGATGCTGCCAACAAGGTGGCGACTGCAACTCAGTCCGGAAATCAGTATCTTGGCAAATCTGTCCAGGCTGCTGAAACCGATGAAGAAGTGGTGCGCGTTCTCCTCAACGCTCCCTACGTCGCCGTATAATTGGACTTGCTGAAAAGCGCGTCTGAATGGCTGAATGAACAACGTCGTGAATGTCTTTCGGTTACAATCACCTACAAACCGAAGGGCGGAGGATCTTTTGAGATCCCCGCGACGTTGGGCCGGACGCTATTTCGGACTGAAAACCAGTATGGTTCGACAATCCGGATCGAAAGCCGCGACTTTCTTGTTGCGGCTGCCGATCTTCCCGATGATCCGGAACGAGGAGATGCCATCATTTACAACGGTTGCCGTTACGAAGTTTTAGCTCCGAACGCAGAGCCGGTGTGGAGATGGTCCGGAGCATATCATTCAACCCGTCGAATCCACACTAAAGAGATTGGAGCTGAAAATGCCTGACACCCCAGATAACCTCGACCTCTGGCATGAAGTCAACCAGGCGCGTTTGGATATTGCCGAACTGCGCGGGATGGTTAAAATGCATTTCGAAGATCGGCAGCACCACATCCCACCTTGCAAACCCGCCGCCGAAATGCAAAAAACGATTATGTCTGCTCTGGCAGCAGCAGTAATTGCGATGCTTGGCGCAATCGGAAACCTTATTATCGCGGTGGTAAAATGAGCAATGTGGTAAATTTGGCTGTTGCTGTTGCCGACTCTCTGGCCGAATATAATGCAGAAGTTCTTTATTTTCCGACGTTTGATCTTCGGGATCTGGAAACAATGCGCGTCATTGTTGTCCCGATCAATCCGGAATACAAAACTGTGAGCCGGGCGGCTCATGAAGAACTTTTGAAGGTCCAGATCGGCTTTCTCAAACGCGGATGTGAAGATGAGCTCGACACGTTATTGCAAACGGTCGAAGGTCTCGGTCTTTCATTCCTGAACAAAAAACTTGCAAATGCGACCTGCGTCTGCGTCGCTTATAACCCCATCTATAGCCCGGAGCACCTCCGGGAACGCGGGCAGTTCACGAGCGTCATGGAATTGACGTTCAAGAAGATCTGCTCGTGACCAGCACAAATGTTCGCATCGAGTTCGACAGTAACGCGGTGCAAAATGCGGTCAAAAAAAGCAGCCCGAAGCCTCTTTCCAGAGCTGGCGCTTATATACGGAAATCTGCCCGAAACGCGGTCTCGCGTTCAAAGAATTCTTCAAGTCCCGGATCACCACCACACACCCGGCGTGGCCTTTTGAAACGCTCCATTCTGTTTGGCGTCGAAAGGCAGCGCATGACTGTTGTCGTGGGACCGGCAGAAAGTTTCATTGGTATTTCCATGACCGCACACGAATTCGGCGGCATCTACCGTCGCCGGAAATATCCGAAGCGCCCGCTGATGGGGCCGACGCTTCAAAAGGTAGCCCCACAACTTCCAAAACTGTGGGAAGATTCTGTAAAACCATAACCCTCAAGGAGAAATTACTATGGCAGTTGTACTTGGACTTGATGCTGTTCTTCTTCGTGGCGCTGCCGGTTCGACCGGTTCCACCGAAGTGAAGAACGTCAAAGACCTCACACTTAACCTGGAATCCGGCGAAGCTGACGTGACCACTCGCGCCACTCAGGGCTGGAAGGCATCTATCGCTACGTTGAAAGAAGCATCCCTGGAATTCGGTATTCTGTACGATACCGAAGATGCAGACTTTACTGCGTTTCAGGAGGCATACTTTTCCAACACCCCGATTGCACTGTTTATCACAGACGGAAACGAGCATGGTCTCGACGCGGACTTTTCGATCACCGGCTTTTCGGTGGAACAGCCGCTGGAAGAGGCTCTGACCGTCAGCGTTACTGCGAAGCCTACAGCTTCAACGCGAGCGCCGGTCTGGAAGTAACATTTATTTGGATGAACTGAATTCGTTTTTCAGTTCATCCACAATATACTGGTCGCTACGGCAATGCAGATCAGCTATGCCTTCGCGCAAATCCTGGTAGGTTACAGAATGGTAAAAGAAATCCAGAGCTTGTTCTATTGGAATATTTACCTGTTCGGCAAACTCCGCGACAATTCTGGTATATTTCATTTGAAGTAAGGTATTATTTGCTTCCATCAGAAACCTCCTCTGATGATTCAAATTGAAGCAAACGATCAATCAGTTCTTGCTTGCAAATGCAAATTTGTTTATTCGGTTTTTCGTATTTCAAACGATTCAGGGCTTCATCTTCCGGAATCAAATTTGCAAAATACAGTTCAAGCGTATTAAACACCTTGTCGTTGGCAACTCCGCCACAAACAACGTCGTAATCGTGAGGATTTATACCTTTTCGATTGTCTGCGACAAAATGCAGCCATTCCTTATCGTATGCAGGAAAATCTTTTACTTTAAGACCGAGTTCTGCAATCAAATGTTCAGAAAAAACATAGGTATTAAGAACAGATTTTTTCTTTCTGCGTACCCAGCGAAGTGCCCAGCTGATTGCTTGCTCCCGGATCGGAGTTACATAAAATCCTTTCCCAAAATCGACATTTTCGCGTGAGAACGAAATGTCGGGAGTTTTGACTTCTACGTAAGAACCGTGATAAACTTTTATCATGCCAAAACTCCTTCTTCGCGCATTAACGCAATAATGTCGTCAACTATATATTCCTTGCTCTGGGTATGCAAAACATCATAGCTTGGAATGATATAGGAAGAAAGTATATCAGAACGTTTTGAAAGCATGTCATAGACAGCACTGCCGGGGATTTGCAGTTTTAATGCAATCTCCTCAATGCAAAAAATGGCAAATTCTAAAGCCAACATGCTCATACGTTTTGTAAACCTTTCTTAGTTATCCATATACCCAAGTAATAACATAGCATAAAAATGCAAAATTTCAACAAGAAAAAGGAAAAATTGCGAATGAAAACCTTTACTGATAATACTGGTCGCGTCTGGACTTTGGCTGTAAATGTGGCCGCAATAAAAAGAGTCCGAGCGCTTTGCGGAGTTGATCTGACAGCCATCGTCGAGCTGGATAAAAACAACAATCCTGATACGAAACTTCTGGAACAGTTGTCCAGCGATCCGGTTCTGCTCGTTGACGTCCTTTATGCAGTCTGCAAGGCAGAGTGTGACCAAAAGGGCGTGACCGACGAGGATTTCGGAATGGCTATGGCCGGAGATGCCGTCGAACACGCAACTACGGCTCTGTTGGATGAAATCATTGATTTTTTCCCGGCTCCGAAACGGCTCGCCTTCCAGAAAATTCTGTCTGCAACCCGCCGTTTCGAGGAGATTGCCCGGAAGCGCCTGGACGCTCTGATGGCAGACGGGGAGTTCGAAAACAAAATGGTCTCCGAGCTGGAGAGGTTGACCGGCTTATCTGGGAAGCAGCAGGAATCTGCGGAATAAACCCCGATCCTTTCACCCTGCGTGAGCTGCTGAAAATGGCGGATGGGCGCGGGAAACTGGAATGGGCGCAGACCTCAAATCTCATGGCGATGATCGTCAACGTCATGCGTGATCCGAAAAAGAGCAAAGCGGTGAGCGCCTCTGAATTCAATCCCTATACCAATAAAAAGCACGCAGGGAAAGCTCCGCTATCAATCCTGCGTGACATTTGGTGCAAAAAACAAAAAGGAGAAAAGGTATGAGTGGAGCATCCGGAAACGTAAGAGCCGGTCGCGCATTTGTCGAATTGATGCTCGACCAGACCAAACTCGAAAGAGGACTGAAAGCAGCCCAGGCGAAGCTCCGTAACTTCGGAAATTCCATGACAAGCGTGGGAAAGAACCTTGTTACGGTGGCAACGCTGGCAGCGGCTCCTTTGGCATATTCGACAAAGACATTTGCTGATTTCGACGACGAAATGCGAATGGTGAAAGCGGTCACCGGCGCAACAGAACAGCAGTTCAAATCGCTGACGGAAGTTGCCGAAAGGCTCGGCCGGACCACCAGTTTTACAGCGAAACAGGTGGCTGAAGGCATGACTGCGCTTGGACGCATGGGCTTCTCCCCGAAGGAGATTGAAGCTGCGATCCCGGCTGTGCTGAACCTCTCAAGAGCAACGGGAACGGAGCTTTCGGAGGCGGCAGAAATCGCTGCGAATAATATGCGAGTCTTTGGCATTGAATCTTCAAAGATGTCAAGCGTGGCAGACATTCTGACCGCGACGGCCAACGGATCAGCGCAAACCTTGACGGACCTGTCTGAAGGTCTGAAAATGGCCGGTCCCCAGGCTGCCGCTGCCGGTGACTCAATCACCAACGTTTCAGCAGCTCTGGGTGTGCTGGCCAACATGGGTATCAAAGGGAGCTTGGCGGGAACAGCGCTGCGTAAAGCGTACAGCCAGTTTGCCAACACCAAGATCCAAGCGAAACTTAAAGCTATGGGGATTGCAACGACCGACGCAAACGGAAACCTCCGGGCAATGCCGGACATCATGGCTGATATTGCAAAAGCAATGGCCTCCATGCCGACAGCTCAACGTCTGGGATTTGCAGAGGAAATCTTCGACCTGCGCGGATCTTTGGCTGGTCTTCAGCTGGGAGGCAATATTGACCAGCTGGACGAGTTCATAAAAAAACTTCAGACCGTCAACGGGACAGCGGCCCAAACAGCCGAGGAAATGGACTCCGGTATCGGTGGCGCTTTCCGAATCTTTATGTCGGCGGTTGAAGGCTGCCAGATTGCCATAGGCCGAATTATCGGTGAAGCGCTGGGACCTTATATAAAAAGGATGTCCGATGTGCTGACAAAGGTCGCAGAATGGATCGCTGCTCACAAGGGCGTGGTGATTACAGCAGTTAAAATTATTGCTGGGTTACTGGCTGCCGGGGCAGCTTTGATTACCCTGGGGCTGGCGTTTAAAGCGGTGGCCTTCGCCGTCGGAACGTTGAGCACAGCGTTCAAGATCTTAAAGGTCGCTGTGCTGGCTCCTATCGCCGCTGTAAAGGGATTAATGGCCATTTTTACGGCTCTTAAAGCTGTGATGATCGGCGTCAAAGTCGTGGCAATTGCGATGTGGACAGCGATCTCAAGTCCGGCAGTTTTGGTCGGCGTGGCGCTGGGAGCTCTAATCGCAGTTGTCTGGAAATTGACCGGCGCATGGGACATCTGCGCAGATGCGGCGAAAGGCATGGCCTCTGACTTCAAATCCGCTTTTGTTAGTATAAAAGAAGTTTTTGGAAAAACCTGGGAGGTCATAAAGATTGCTCTTGCATCTGGAGATCTCGCCGGGGCTGCAAAGGTTGGTCTGGCTGCATTAAAGGTCATCTGGCTTCAAGGGATCTTCCCGTTGAAAAAAGCATGGCATGGTTTAACAAACTTCCTCAATGACAGCTGGACCATCATCATTTTCTCAATTCTCAAAGGTGCGTACAATTTTTGGTATGGCATGCTTTATGGTTTCAAGTTTCTCTGGAATTGCATCTTGAAGGTTTGGTATCCGCTGGTTAATGCTCTTGACGATGCGTGGACAGTAACCGTGTATTCCATCTTAAAAGGGGCATATCACTTCTGGTATGGCATGCTTCATGGTTTCAAATATCTCTGGAACTGTATCTTGAAGGTCTGGTACCCGTTGGTCAACTTTCTGGACGATTCTTGGGCTGTGGTTTCAACCTCGATCCTGAAGCTGGGAAATAACCTCTGGTACGGCCTGCTGATTGGCCTGAAATATATTGGAAACGCAATGCAAAAAGCATGGAACTACATCTGGGACGGAATCGTGACAGCCTTTGAAAATACGGTTCTGGAAATCCAGAAAGCGTGGATTCGCACAAAAGGACTCTTCGATTCTGAGGAAGAAGTTAACGCAGAAATTGCTGTTGTTGAACGGGAATATCAACGTCGTCGGGATGCCAGGAGACGGCAATCTTCCGATGCGGAGCGTCAATCCCAGCGGGAGCTCGATGCACTCAATGCAGAATGGGCAGCCGCGAACAAGGGATTAGACGACGCGATGTTGGCAAAAATAAACCAGAACAAAGCTCGTGCTGAGGCTGGATTGGCAGAAGCAAATGCGCCGATCGACACCTCCGAATGGGATCGCACGATTCAAGGTCTGGATGATGCTATGACTGAAAAAATCAATCAAAACAGGAGACGTGCTGAAGCAGGATTGGCGGAAGCAAATGCTCCGATTGACACCTCCGAATGGGATCGCACAGTTCAGGGCGTAGACGATGCGATGGTTGACGAAATTGCCGAAAACCAGCGCAAATATAACCAGGCTGTGGGCGAAGCTGCTGCTGAAATCGACGCGGCGAAAGCGGAATGGCAAGGCGCTATGGATGAAGTTAAACAGCGGGCTGCGGAAAAGGCTGCCGCTGTTGAAGCCGAACAGGAACGAGCCAACGCAGCAGCTGCCAGAACCGAACAGGCGGCGGCTAACATGCCTTCCACAGCAGGAAAATCAGTCGGAGCCTGGAGCGCAAAAGAACTCGACGCGCTTCTTGGTGGTGGTGGATCGGCCCAGGAAAGAACTGCCAGGGCGACAGAAACTCTCGTCGAAAATACCCGTGAAACAAACCGTCAACTCAAACGTATGAAGTCGGGAACGGCTCCGGCGACATTGAGTTATAACTAACAGGAGATCACAATGGCAATCACAGTAACACAGGCGTGGGACGCAGTGGATCTGGAACTCGAACAGGGCTCCGGGACTCATTCGTCCAGCGCCGCAACGGTTCATTATATCGTTACCGGGACGGAAGTTGACACCGATGCCTGCACCGCTGCTTATAACGCAGCTCCGGAAGAATACTGTTCGATCCCGAAAAAGTCAGTTTCAATTTCCGAGCGTCTGACCGATAACACCTGGAAGATCGAAGTCAAATTCGGTTCCGAATCAACATCTTCTGGTGGCGACAGCGGCGATGAGGATGATGAACCGACAGTCAGCTTTGACTGCTCGGCCGGGACAAAACACATGACTCAGGCCATCGAACAGACCTGCGTATATGCCGCTGATGGGCAGACCAAAGATTCTGCCAGCGTAGCGGCGGCAGTCCCGATCGGCTGGAATGGGAAAGACGGCAGCGAAAGCGAAGCGGCCGGTGTTGACGTTTCGATCGGAGAACTCCGCGAAACCTACACCAAACCCATGAGCAAAAGCAAGGTAACCGGGACCAGTTGGAAACGGAAAGTTGCGGAGCTTGTTGGCAAGGTCAACAGCGGTTCTTTCAAGGGCTGGAATTCTGGCGAGGTCATGTTCTTGGGCTGTTCTTATTCGGCCCCGACCAAAGGATCAAAAAAGGTGAACGTAAGTTTTCACTTTGCGATTCGTCTGAACGAGAACAAGGCGACTGTTGCCGGGCATAGCGTCGGATCGAAGAAGGGCTTTGAATATATCTGGGCCTTGACCGACGACGAAGTAAAAAACGGCGAGCGTGTCCGCAAAGTCAAGAAAATCTACAAGGCGGAAGTCTGTTATACGGACGGATTCGGCAGCCTGGGAATTTGAGGTGATATATGGCATTTTTCCCTCACGTTAACCGGGGCGATCCATTCCAGCCGAACTCGGTCCTGGAAAATAATCTCCGCGACCTGGTCAATGCATCCAGCCGGATCGGAGGCCGGAGCACCAAAGGATCTGCAAACAGCAGCCTGCGGGTTCCGGTCTGGAACAGTTCTGACGACACGCTGCCTGCCGGTTCAGCTGTGACCATTGACGCAACCAGCGAGGAAGAATCTCCGACCGGTGTGTTGCCATGCATCCCTTTTGACGGAAGTTCTCAATGCTGGGGGATTCTCCCCACAGAGCTTCCGGCTGGTGGTGTTGGCGACTGTATCATTGGCGGAATCTCTCTGGTTCCGATCAAAACAAAGGCGAAAGTTGGCGACTGCGTAGCTCCAGTCATGGTTGAAAAAGGAGCTGTGGAGGAATTCGCGGCGGTCCCTTGCAGTCCGGCTCGACTTATTTATGGTGACGGCAAAGTCGGTATTATGCAGTTTTCAGAACCCGGGTATCGTGGTTATTTCAAAGCGGTAATTATGTTCACAGAAGGAGGTGTGCCGACTGGCGATGAGTCTGATTCCAGTTCGTCGAGCAGTTCCAGTTCCAGCAGTTCCTCAAGTTCCAGTTCTTCGTCTGGCAGCAGTTCTTCTGGTTCCGGATCAAGCAGTTCTGGTTCAGGCTCATCGTCAAGTTCCGGCAGTTCTTCCAGCAGCTCCAGTTCGTCGTCAAGCAGCAGTTCTTCTTCAAGCTCAAGCAGCTCCTCATCCAGCAGTTCCAGCGATGATCCTGACTGGCCGGGGGGAAGCGGAATTCTGGGGTTGTCAAACGGTCGTCTGGTTCTTTACCCTACCGGCAGCTGTAAGGACGACTCCTCCGGGAGTGATGATCCAGACGACCCGGACGATCCTGATTCTTCCTCCGACGATCCGCCTGACAGCAGCTCGTCAAGCTCTGATTCAAGCTCCAGTTCTTCCTCCGGGAGCAGCTCTGCATCTGGCAGCAGTTCCTCCGGGAGCAGCTCTTCCGGTTCCGGATCAAGCTCCAGCAGCTCCAGTTCATCGAGTTCCAGTTCCTCATCCAGCAGCTCAAGTTCGAGTTCCGATAGCGATTCTTCCAGCTCTGGTGGTGAAGTTGACGAAGATGAAGGGCTCATGCTGGCAATCGTTGACGGGGCCGATTACGAGGCTTCTTCCTGTGGTTTTATCGACATGGGAAGCAGGCACATTGCTGTTCCCCGGTGCTGTTTTAAGGATTGGCAGCAGAAGCGGAGCATGTACATCTATCTCGAAACTGGCGGTTCAGGAGTAACTTTCAAAATGGAGTCCAGTTATCCGGCTCCGACTGACAGCAAATTCCGCAGGCTGATTGCCCGGTTGATTTATAAAAACGGTGCATACTCGGTGATCCAGGAACAGCATGGTCCGATCATCGAAAATTACCACATGATGTTAGGAGGTCTCAGTGTCATCGGGTAAGGTTTGGTTAAAAAACGGCAAGGTCATCATGCGCGGCGGAGAAGTTTTCCTTTATCCGAAATGCCCATGTGACTGCGAACCGGCTGTGCTGGGAAGCAAGGTCCTCAACGGTTCTTCTGAAAACGAGGAAGATCGGTGCTGGGACCTTACCCCGTACCAGGGCAACGAAGTCGGAACACCAGGATTCCACTGGCGGCTCATCGAGGTGGGCGAAGATGGCAGCTGTTCTGGCGTGAATTATGGCGGCGGCAACATCGACGAATGTGGAAAACTGGTGGGGCTGCAGGACGAGTTCTGCTCCAGTTACAGTTACGACGGTTATATGGAACTTCAACAAGGATGCCCGGACGAAGAAGGAAATATCAAATGGCCTTGTCCGGATGGAGAATAAAATGTTCAAATTTGACGAAAACATAAAATCACACATGCCTTTCGCTGCTCCCGACCCGCAGAATGGCTTTCGGCCCAGGCTGTTCTGTTGCATTATGATCGGCGGGAAATGGAAAATTCACCAGTTCAAAAATGGAAGCTGGCTCCGGATCAATACCGGTTTGCCGGAGGACGCAACAGAGTGTTCTCCCGCAGCCGAGTGCATTGACGGAGTGTGGCATCTCACCTTTATCGCAGGTGGGGCCGAAGGGAACCGGCTGTTCCGACTTTATCACATCTGCGATCTGGATGCGGGAACATTGCCGGTGATTCTCTGCCCGGCAGACGTCGGGTTCCTTCAGAAAAACACTCTGGTTCACGCTTCCCGGCATGGGCCTTTGATTATCGAGAAGCCTGGCAAGGTTCTGAAAGTCGCTTTCAACGACGCGGAGTATCTTTACCGGGTCGATTTCGACCCCTTTGGCCCGTCAAGGCTCTACATTTCCGGCCAGACGTTTTCTGGTGAGATCTTCTCGCGGATATATCTGACCGGCAAGAACGAACTGTACAGCCTGGAAGCAGACGGAGTACCGGCATATAAAGCAGCGTTCTGGCGGGACAAATGCTTCTACGCTCAACGCTATGGGACCGGCTTTGAGGACCGGCGTATCGTAAAGGCAGAGCGAATCCGGCGTACCCGGCTCAATGAAAAAGAGCTGGTGGTCGTCGAGACCGAATCTGCCAGACAACTTTCACAAAATAACGACGAGGAGTTTGAATAATGGCCTGCAATTGTCATGGCAAAAATGGTGTTTCCGTTGGGCGAACCTCCGCCTTCGATCAATGCACGACCTGCGCCAGAAAGCACGTCAAAGCCGCCTGGTCGAAGTGGCAGGAGTTTACCTACGAGGACGACAACCGGGACTACGTTTCAGCCCAGCTGCGCGATGCCGCTGACCACCTGAAATTCAGTCACCGGGAAACGGCGCTCCGCCTTCGGGATCTGGCTGTGGTGATCGAAGAAGTCCGCGACAAGGAGTTCGGGAGCATTGCCCAGGAGCTCGAAAAGCTCCGAAATGAGACGCGAGAGCTCTTTTACAAAGATTACCCGGAAGCTCGGAGGAGATTGGAGGAGCTGCATGATTGACCTTATAATCCCTCTGGGCAGAGGTAGTAAGAGCAAAAATGACGAGCTCCGCATCTTTTTACGGAGTCTGGAAAAGTATGGACGCGGGATCAGGAACGTCATAGTCGTGGCTTCCGATCCTCCCGCCTGGCTGACAAATGTGCGGATTATCCAGATGGATGATCCCTTAAAGCATAACAAAGACGGAAACATTATCCGAAAAGTCCTGACTGCGATCGCTTCTGAGGATATAACACCGGAGTTCGCATGGAGCTCTGACGACTGTGTTTTGCTCTCTGAATTTGACTTCGAGAGCTTGCCGCCAGTATTCAATGCGAGATGTAAAGCTGATTTCCCGGAGAATGGGAGCATCTGGCAGAGGCGGGTTCGGAGAACTTTTGAGTATTTGGAAGCTCGCGGACTGCACCTCTTACATAATTACGAATCGCACACCCCGCAGCGTTTCCCGACGCGAAAGCTGCTCCGGGCCATGCGGAACGTTGATTACCAGTCCGGCATTGGCTATACGATCAATACGCTGTTCTGCGGCCTGCTGGGGATCACTGGCGGCTTTGACCAGGCGATCTTTAAGCGGACCTGTGAAACGGAGGCTGCCGGGAAAGATGCAAAGCTCTCCCGAATACTATGCGGATACAACGACCGAGCTTTCCTCGGAGGTTTGCGGAGCAGACTGTTCAAGCTCTTTCCGCAGAAATCAAAGTATGAAAAGGAGTAATAAATGCAAACTTTAACATTTTACGTCACAGCTGACAGCACCCTCGGCGCGGTCCGCGATTATGCAAATGCCAAGAACGCGGCGGCTCCGACCCTTACGCGTGGCGTTTCGGCCTGTCTGAAGATGCGGGTGTTCGCAAATGCAGAGAACGCCGATCCGTACCCGCTGGCGGAACTCCAGAATATCCCTTCCTGGCAGTTTGTCATGGACGATGACTTCGACTCCACCAGCAACTATATTCTGGTCGCGGATCATGCGGACATCTCCGTTCAGAGTATTACGGAGACGATCAATGAGGTGGAATATACCTTTTCGGAGTTCTCCATCCCGATCCGGAGCACAAATACAGAGGAATTAAACACACTTCTGGGGACCCAGGAGAGCGTTGCAACCCTCAACGGCGAGCTGGTCGGATTCGATGAAGGCGGGAGCGAGGTGTTCGTTCTTCAGGTAAAAGGCTTTACGGTCCGAAACAGAATCAGCTCCACCGGCAACCCAACGGAGATTCAAAGCGAATATCTGACGGAAGCGCAGGTGCGGGCGCTGTGTGCAGCCGGTCTTGATCTGATATTTTCCGAAACTCAGTCGGAACTTAGTCAAGATTGGCACGAAGTTCAGACTGCACAGGATCGCTTCTTCCGGATGCGCCTGAAAGGTGATTCCCGGATCTGGACCACCGGATCGGCAGCAGACTCCGGTTGGAGCGATTGCTACGGGCTGGTTTCCGGTGCAAAGGGCGAACCCGGAAAAGACGCGGACACCTGGTTCACCCATGTGGCTTTCGCAACAGCCGGTGACGGAACCGGTTTCATTATCGACGTAACAGAGTGGACTGATAATCACAAATATCTGGCAGTGCTGACCACCACAAAACCAGCAGAAAGCCTTGCAGCTTCGGATTTTGCGGGCCTGTGGATCAAGTTTATTATTGACTCGGCTGCGAATATCAGGATCGCTGACACCGGGGCGTATTTCGCCGGAGAAACCGTCGAGGCGGCCTTGCAGGAGCTGGGCAAAATTCTGGTCGGCATGGAAGATATACTGAAGGAGATTTAAGATGAGTGTTGCGGATGAATTAAAAAGAATTTCGGATGCAAAGGCCGATATAAAGCGGGCGATCAACGCAAAAGGCGGAACGCTGGTCAATGAAAAGATCACTGAGTACGCCGCTGCGATCGACAATCTGCTTCCGGAGGAGTTCGGGTTCCGGGTCCGGTTTATTGATTATGACGGGACGATCCTGAAAACCATGTATGTTGCAGACGGCGAGTCTGCAAATCCTCCTGAAACGCCCCAGCACGAAGGGATGATCTTTCAGGGCTGGAACTGCGCTCTGGACGATATTCATGGCCACCGGGACATCGGTGCGATTTTTACCACCGAAAGCGGGGCCTGCGAATTTGACGTCCGCATGGAGATCCCCACCGGTTTGACGGTCACCTTTTATCCTTATATAGAAAGCGGGACCTTGACCATTGATTGGGGAAACGGCAGTACCGACGAGATTTCGTCCACCGGTAAACAGACCGTCAGTTTCACTTATGCTGACTACGGAACCTATACGATCAAAATGAAAATCTCCGCAGGCGGCTCCTGGTATATTCCTGATTATTTCTGCCAGGGGTCAAATGGCAATTATTACCTGATTGCGGCCCGGATCGCCGGGATTCGACAGATGTCGAGCTACGCGTTCCAATATAAGTATGGCCTGCGGACCGTCACGTTTGATCGGAGCCTGACCAGTATGGGCGAGCAGATATTCTATGAGTGCCGGGCTCTGGTGGCCGTCGTGTTCCCTGATTCATTGACGACCATCGGCCGATATTCAATGCAA